GGTCGAATCCTCAGGTACCTGAACCACCACCTGTTCGGTGAATATGCCGGCAACGAGACCCTGACCGCGGATTGGACCGCGATGAAAGCCTCACTGGACGACCAGGCCGACCAGACCAACCGCGTCAATGCACTTTATACCGGCGGGGTCATCACATTGAACGAAGCAAGGGGAAAGCTTGGATATGACGCCCTCGCTGAGGGTGACGTTCGCCGAATCCCCGCAGCCGTGTTTGAGATCGCCGACGGTGACAACATGGCGCCCATCGCTGTCGGGGCTGCACCCGAAGCTGTCGAGCAGTCGCGGGGACTGTATCCGACGAAAGATTCCGTCCCGTGGGACGACCCCTGGCGGTTGATGCAATCCGAGGAAAAGGCTCCCAGGCCGGCCCGACGTGGAGCTATGACCGCCAGGCGCCTGGGTGAGGACCGCGAATCCGAGACGGATCTGATGGTCCCTAAACTTCAGCGTTATTTCCGGGGGGTCAGGAACCGCATCGACGGCATCCTGGGCCGGTACATGGAACGGGGGACAGATCAAACCAAAGACTTCCCGTTCAGTACCGACGATCTGCTGCCATCCGTCGAGATCCAGGGACTGGCTGAGATCATCCGGGCAGCGACCGCCAGGGTATCCCGAAAGACGTTTGACATCATCAACGATTCTGGCGTGGCAGGGAACCTGGAATGGGACGAGAAACTGCCGGTCGTACAATCAGCGCTGACCCAAGCACCCACCAGGGCGTCAATGATTCATCGGACGACGTTCAAGCACGTCGGTCGTGCTGTCGAGATCGCCCTGGAACGTGGCTATACCATCGAGGGATTGGCCCGAGGCGTCCCGGACGACAACTTCCCCGGCTTACGGTCCCTGTTGACCGAAACGGAAAATCGGGCTCGGTTGATTGCCCGGACGGAGATCATGCGGACCCAGAATCAGACTTCCTGTGGTTTTTATCAGGAACAGGGATTCCAATATGTCCGCGCTGATGACCCGGACGGCGACCCCAACGACACCTACATCGACCCGGGCGACCCGTACGGTCGGACGTGCGCCCAAAGACACGGCCAGGTTTACACACTAGATCAGGCCCGGAACATCGACGACCACCCGAATGGGCGCCTGAATTGGCTGCCCATGCCCCGTGATTACAAGCCGGAGGAAACCGTTGATTAATAAATTGCACATATCCGACGCGAAAGGCATCGACGACACCCAGGGAATCGTGGAGGCATACGTCAACACGATGGGCGTCAAAGATCACGATGGGGACGTCATCGATTCCGAGGCTTTTGACAATTCGATACGGTCCAGGCTGCCCATCCCGGTCCTGTCAGGCCATGACCAGTCCCAACTGGTCGGGAAGGTGTTATTCGCCCAATCCGAACACGTGACGGGAGAGGAACACCGGCTGTTCGCCAGGATGCAGATGAACATGGACACCCAGGCCGGACGGGAAGCCTATTCCAACATCGCCGGACAGTTTGTCCGTGAATGGTCGGTGGGCTTCAACATCCCGAGCAACGACGCCATAGCGTTTGACCGGGAAGGGGAGAAATCCGTCCGTCACATCCTTGATCTGGACTGGGTCGAAGTTTCTTCCGTGGTCCGTGGTGCTTCACCAGCCACGATGACAATCGCAGCTAAATCGGAAGATATGGTCACGACCACACCCGAAGCACCAGCCGAGGTCGAGACCGAACCCGAGGAATTAGAGACTGAACCCGGCGCAGATCAGCCGGACGAACCGAATCCACCCGCCCCGGACACGGACGTACAGGCCGCCTCCGGCACGGTATCAGATCGGCTTCGCCTGTTGCGGTTGCGCTTGAAACTGCAAGGAATAAAAACCAACTGAGGAGATCCGTTTTGAATACTAAGGAAATGCGAGAGAATGCCGGCGCATTGCTGACCGTCGCCCAGAGTGAATTGGAAAAAGGCGAGCTGGAAGCCTTCGAGAGAATCGTCGCCGAAGCCGAAGCCACGATGGTCAAGGCCGATGAGATTGACAGCGCCACATCCCGGATGGCAGCACTCAAGGGGGAATTCAATCGTCCATTGAACGCCATCCCGGTAACGTCCAACGATGTTTCAGTCTACGACCCGACGGACACAACGTCCCGAATCAAGATGGACTACAAGCCGGCGTCATACATCAAGGGACTCCCGGCGATGGCACAGCCATTGTGGGTCCAGGAGCAGATGGGGGAAAACCTCAAAGACGAAGCCAGGTTTATGACCGACACGTTCGTCAAGTGGCTCCGATCTCCCTCGGACGATATTTTCTGGAAGACCGCCAGCCCGGACGAGGTCAAGGCCATGCAAGAGGACACCGACGCCGAGGGTGGCTTTTTCGTGCCTGAGCAATTCATCAATCAGGTCATCCACGACACAGGAGTCCCAGGTTCCCAGCTGCGGCCTCTTTGTAGCGTTATCAGAGTTGCATCGAAGGACGGTTATATCCCGACGATGGCATCGGCGACATGGGCCGCAATCGCTGAGGAGGCGGCCTTCGGTGAGTCGACACCGGTAGTCGGCCAGGTGCAATTCTCCATCGAGAAATCCGGCGGTCTGGTCAAAGTGTCCAGGGAACTACTGGACGACTCGGCCATCAACCTCCCGGCCCTGCTTTCCCAGGTATTCCAGGAGGCCGCTGGACAGTTTGAGGATGTTGGAATCATCAGTGGCAATAACACTACCCAGTACGCCGGCATCATGTCCGACGCGTCTGTGGCCTTCTACACGATGGCCAATGCCACCAGCGTGGTCGGCGCCGACCTGCTTGGCACCTACTACGCCCTCAATGCCCAACACAGGGCAAATGCTTCGTGGGTGATGAAATCAACCATCGCGGCACTCATCAACTCAATCGCTATAACCGCCGCCGGGGTCCATAGCATCCCAAGCCTGACCGCCGCGCCGGCTGACTTCATCCTCGGCAAGCGGAACGTCTTAACCGATGTCACGAGTGGCTTGGGTGGCAATATCACGTCCACCGAAAAGATCGCCATCTTCGGGGACTTCAAACAGTATTACATCTTCGACCGTGTCGGATTCACCATCCGCCGGAACGACGATCTGTATATGGCGAATGACCAAGTCGGTTTCTTCGCCTCCCGTAGGGGTGACGGCCAGGTCGGCCTCGCCGCTGCCTTCAAGATCCCACGCGCCGCCTAAAGGCGGATAGCTAATAGGGCGCGGGGCTTCGGCCCCGCGCCTAACCAAGGAGGACGAAATGGCCAAGACCATGTGCATCCAGAACTTCGTTTTTGGGGCGACCGGGGAAACCTTTGAGGCCGGAGTGGAATATGACGTCCCGGCGGCGACCCTCAAAGCCAATCCCGATTATTTCAAGTCGTCGGGAAAGCCGTCCAATAAGATGGCCGGCACGGATGAGGACAAGTCTGATGGTGGTGACGAAGAAGCCGCCGAGGCTGCCGAATAGTGGCCACGAGGCACACATACGCATCGTCTGACGATCTGCGGGACTATCTGGCCGGCACGTCGTACAGTTCCGGCTGGACGGCTGACGGGAACGCCATCCGGCGAATCCTGGAAGCCGCGTCCGTCCGTATAGATCAGTACGTTGGCGGTGGGACATTCGGGCCAGTGACCGAGACCCATTATTTCGACATCGGCGCCGGTTCCCTGATTAATTCGCCCCAGTATTACATCACTTTCGGGACGAACGAGATCAACACGTCCGAGGCCCTGGCGAATGTCATCCCGTTGGACGGTTGGTTGGCATCAGCCACCACCGTGACCGCATACGACGACACGGACCGGGGCGGTTCAGCCACGTTGACCGAAGGTTACAACAACGACTTCTTCCTGATGCCTTACAACGTGAGCCCGAAAACGATCTTCAAACTGAACGAGGACACCAGCAACACCCTGGACGCGGGGCAGCAAACCCTGGCCATCCTGGGTGAATGGGGATTCTCATCGGACACATTGTCCGTCACGACAGCCGACGCGGTCGGATCTACGACGACCACATCGGTCAGCGTCACATCAGCCACCGATCTGGGACCGGCCCAGACAATCCTGGTCGGGACCGAGCAGATGTATATCACGGCCATCAGTGGGAACACGCTGACGGTGGAACGCGGGGTCAATGGAACCACGGCTGCGACCCATTCGGGCGGTGCTGCGGTTTCCAGATATGACTATCCGGCCCTGGTCGTCCAGGCCTGTCTTGACGTGTCGAAGCTGACATTACGACACCGTGATCTGGGAATATCGACCACCATCGGGTCCGGGGAACAATCTGTCACCGCAGCGGAAGGGGAGATCCGTTCGGTATTGATGACGCTGGACGACTACCGCACGACAGCCACATCGAA